GTAAGCTACAGCTTCGTCTAATACTCCTACCCCTGACAACTCAGACATTCTTCTTCCTCCTTAAATGAATTTAATTTAACCCTCTCGACTTTCTTACCTACTTGTTCAGCAGTAGCACCACTGTTAGTTCTTAAGTAGTACAATCCTTTTAACTTCTTCTTCCAAGCATTCAAGTGTACGCTATTAACATATGCTTTATCACTACCAGCAGGGAAGAATAGGTTTACAGATTGACCCTGACAAATCATAGGCTGTCTCTGTGCTGCGTGTTCTACTACCCACTCTTGGTCTAGTTCAAAGGCAGTCTTAAATACATCCTTCTCCCACTCTGATAGATAATCTAACTGTTGTACACTACCTTCGTGGTGGATTATGTTTCTCCATTCCTTCTCTAACCATTCAGCGTCCTTACCTAATCTAAACTTATGTTCTTTCATTACCTTCTCAAGGTACTTGTTCTTAACCAAGTGCGTACCCACTCTAGTCCTATGAACATAAGCATTAGACTTAATTGGCTCAATACTAGCACTAGTACCACAAATAATACTGGAGTTAGCATTAGGAGCAATAGCAAGAAGGTGAGAGTTTCGTTTATTCGTTCCAATACCATCTTTATATTCTCCCCTAGTGTCAGCCAAAGCTGTAGTGGCATATATTGCCTCATCCTTTATATGTTTAAACATCTGTAGATTTCTACCTGTAGCCAGTGATGACTCCCAAGGTATGTTCTTACTTTGTAGGTAACTATGGAAGCCCATCGCGCCCAACCCTAGACTACGCTCACGAACTGCTGAGTATGCGGCTCTCGTTAGCTCTAAGGGTGCTTCCTTAATGAAGTGTTCCAAGACATTATCTAACATCACAATCAAGTCACCAACTAAACTAGTGTCCTTCCATTCATCATACTTCTCTAAGTTAAGAGAACTAAGACAGCATACAGCAGTACGTTCACTGCTTGTAGGTAGATGAATTTCATTGCATAAATTTGAACCTTTGATTTCAAGTCCTTTCTCCTTTAGTGCTTGTGGAAGATGTCTATTAGCTTCGTCAATGAAGTTAAGGTATGGCTCTCCTGTTCTGAAACGGACTTCGAGAAGTCTCTCCCAAAGTTCCCTCGCCTTGAGAGTTTCTCTAACACTGCCTTCATTATCAACCAAATCCCAGTCGTTATTATTAGCAACGGCATCCATAAAGCCATCAGTAATATTGACAGCGTTGTTAATGTTAAAACACTTACGGTTGCTGTCGCCCCCTGTCGGCACTCGGAGATTAATAAATTCCATAATGTCGGGGTGGCTGATGTTTGTGTATGCCGCATAACTTCCCTTCCTAGTTTGTCCTTGTTTATAAGCAGTCATTGCTGAGTCTGCTACCTTAATGAATGGAATAGGTCCTGGTGCTTTATCTGACACAGGACGTACATCGCCCCAATGTCCACCTACTCCACCGCCTTTAACACTTAACCAAGCGAGTTCCGACTGGTGATTAATAAGTCCATCAAGAGTATCAGGAACGTAAGAGAGAAAACAGCTAATTGGTAGACCCTTGGCTTTCTCTCCTTTGAGAGGAGCGTTGCTGAGAATAGGACTACTAAACATAAACCAATTATTTGAAACTCCATCATATAACCTCTGTGCTAAATCTGAATCTAAATCTGAGTAAGCTACACAAGCCCTAGCATATGCTTCTTGTGGACTCTTCTCTTTACCTCGCAAGTAGTAGCCAGTGACTAATTCTCTTGCTTGTTCTGACATATTCTTATCTCGGGTTCTGTCAATTGTTATCCCTAGGTATTCACTCTTCATCTTCAATTCCCCATAGTTTAATAGTACAGTTGCCATCATACTCACTAGGTCGTAGCATCCTAGCTACTCTTGCTTGTACAAGGGCATCCTCTTCTGTTAGTTCCTTCTCAGCATAGGTCTCTACAATAGCTTCCCATACTTCCTTCTCATTGGATAAATCAAGGTCTTGAAGTATCTTCTCCGCCTTCTTTGGTCCAATTCCTGGACAGCCTTTATAGCCGTCACTTGTATCACCTGTTAGTGTTTGTAGGTAGAATACATAATCTGCTTCTTCCTGCTCTACCCTATAAGAGTTTAAGTTCCTATAGTTGTAGTGTGCTCCTATTGCTTGGTTTAAATCCTTATCAATATGACACAATACCCACTCATTAGGTTCTTCATACATCTTCCAAACACAATAATCATCTGCTTCTACATAACAAGGAGTATGTGTCTTAAGTGCCTTAGTAGCGTGTTCTCTCAAAGGCTTTAACAACTCAAGAGGATACTTAGGTGGTTTCCTGTTTCCTTTGTAAGTATCTAGTATGTCGTACCTAAAGGTTTTCCTAGGACTTAATACAAGCAAGTAGTCGTCTGCATCAGTAGCTTCAACAATGTCTGCTATGTTCTTATCAAACTCATATATAGCCTTTGGTAAATCACTAGTAACAGTAACAGTGTCTTCATCCCACTCTGTTACCTCTTGGTTTAAACTAGCGTGTTTATATATTAAACTATCGCTATCTATTAGTGCTTTCATAATGGTATCCTCCAGTTTGCTTTATTGTTATCAATATAACCAACCTTCTTATCAATCCAACTAGCCTTGCCAAAATCAGTATGGCTAGGTAATCTCTTGTTCTCCCAGTTAAAGTTATACTCTTCACTACAAAGCTTTGTTATATTAAACACAAGTATTATCTGTGGAGTAGAAGCAATATACATTACCTCCTTCCCTTCTTTACCTGCTTCGTCCATAAGAGCATCAAGCTTACAATACTCTATGATTTGAGTAGGGTAATGAGTCCGTCTTGCCTTAAGCTCTACTAGATACTCATCACTCTCTGCATCCCACCTGCAGTAGGTTTCCTCAGTAGCTGTTATACCCCATCGGAATACTTCCTCAACACGAGCTAGTAGTTCCTTCTCATTCATCTAGAGCCTCCCTTAAATCTTCTTCAGGTACTACTCCCACTTTAATCTTATACTCGTTATCCTTAAAGATAATAGTAGTAGGAACACCTCGAATGCCATAGTCACTAGCCATCTCTACTCCATCATCAGTTTCAATATCAAATGATTGTACTTCAACATCAGGATAATCAGCCATTACCTTGGTAAATATAGGTAAATAGTCCTTACAAGGAGCACACCATTCTGCTGTAAATCTCATTACCTTAGTGGACACTATCTCCTCCTCTCTCAATACTTTGCATAAACTTAGGGTCTTTAACAGCTTCACTGTTTATCTCTTCCACCATAGGAACTATCTCCTGTGTTGCAAATATACAATGGATAATGTTATCCACTGGTACATCGTAACCTTCGTCATTTAAAGCTTCTAGGTAATCGAATACCAAATCCTCAAACCCTGCTATAGGGAGGGCTACTCCTTCTTGTTCTATATACTCATCGTATGTCATACTTACTCCTCTTTAGTTAGTTCTAGCATTATCTTGTTCAAATACCATTGTGCTTTCTTTAAATCTTCTAAACCATTCTTATACTTATAGCGACTAACATACTTAATCACATTCCCCTCTAAGTAATTTAACCGTTGGTCTAGGATAAAATCTATTACTTCTATGTTTCCTTGTTTATAGTGACTAGGGTTTATGTTGTCCTTTGTCATACTTATCTCCTTTACTTATTTGTTTAAATCCTAAGTCCTTCAATATCTGCAAGGTGCTTAGCATACTATCTATTATCTTATCATCAACAGGTAAGCGAGTAGTAGCTACTCTTCCTATTGCTTCATCAATCCCTATCTTCGTACTCACCTACCAACTCCACTACAGCATAGTTATCATCTTCAATACCTCCGAAGTCAGAACAGAAGCCAGTAACATACTCATAGTTATCCTCTTCAATTACCCCGTGTTCCACCATAGCATCCATTAGGAATTTATGTAGAGGAGCGGTGTAGTTATCTACATCCTTCTTACGCTTGTTATTAAAGTAGAGAGTGTAGTGAGGTTTAAGTGTTTTAAACTTAGGTAACTGCTCACACCACTCTCTGACTATTTCGTGGTAGTTTTGCTTGATGTTATTACGTTGTGTGTAATGCATCGGTAACCACGTGTTTGTACTCAGTAGTAGTTGTCGTTTCTTATTACCCCTTCCCTTCCAATAGAGTGGTAGAGGTAGTATCGCTTTAATGCGTGTCGTACCAGGTTTCCCCATCTTGTGCTTCTCCTTCAAGTTTAATTCTAAAGTTAAGAAGGTCAGTAACTTCAGCAAATGAAGCCTCCGCTATTTTCTTAACTTCATCTACTTGAGTTTCTAACACTTCCATCTGTACTTCATCGTGGATATTTCCTACCATTGTAGCATCATATCCCTTTAGGTTGCTATATAAAGCAACCGTATAGTATTTCATCACATAAGCACCTGCTGACTGCAGTAGGGTATTTAAAGCAGCGTGTGGGCTTCTTATGTATAACCTTCTACCTGTCAGACCTGTGATGTAACCTTTACTTGCTGACTTAGTAACAGAGGTAATTAGCTTCTCTAGGGCAGGCAGGGTTTTAAAGAACTTAGCCTTTAATGCCTTACCTTCCTTAGCCTTACCTCCAACAATAGAACCAATCTTACCATCACCTGCACCATATAAGAAAGCATAGATAAATGTCTTAGCCTGTCCTCTTCCTTTCTCCCATTCAGGAGAATGTGCTACCCAATCAGCTTCCATAAGTCCTGCAGCAATGCCGTTTACACAGTGAATATCTCCTTCCAACACCTGCTTACCATAACTACCTTTGTCCCACTTAGCCATATAGTGAGCCAACATCCTAAGCTCTAGTCCACTAGCATCTACACCTACAATCCTATAGCCAGGTTTAGCTTTAAACAGCTCCCTACATTCCTTACCTTTGAAAGCCCTACCACTAGGTGTCTGAGCTACATTAGGTTTACGATGAGTACATCTACCTGTCACTGCTCCTACTGTATCAAGCTGTCCGTGTATACGTCCATCACTTCCTACTAACTTAAGCCAAGCATTATTACCTTCAGCTACCATACCAATCAACTTGTTAATATCAAAGAACTTAACCAGTAGCTGTGCTTCAGGATACTTGAGCTTAGATAATACATCACTATCTACAATTGGATTACCCTTCTCAGACATCTTAGGCTTCCACCCATATAAGTCACCTAACCAAAGAGCAATATGAGCCCTAGAAGCAGGATTAAAAGGAGTATATTCAACAGCACTATTGTACCAATGAGCAACACCTAATCTATTAAATGGTGAGCGTGCATAATGCTTCTCCCCTTTGTAAATATATTTAGGTTTGAAGGTCTCATACAACTCCTTCTCAATCTCTTCCTTATCCCTCATCAACTCAACGTGTAGTCTCTGTGCCTTATCAACATCAAACTCCCAACCTGCTATAGTCTGTTCAGTTATCACCTTAGCAAACTCTTGTTCTATACGTAGTGCTCCAGCAGGTAACCAATCCTTAGTTAGTAGTTTCTTATATAACTTAACTGTTAACTTAACATCCTGCTCACAGTACTCAAGCATTTCGTTAGTATAGGTGTCCCAAGCATTCTCTTGCTCACCATAATCACCTTTGTTATCCCCTAATCTATGACCCCAAGCCTCAAGTGAGTATCTCCCTTTAAGATTTGGTGGTATATCTCTTTGCTCATCTACTGCGTGCATATTGTAGTAGGCGAGTTTAGATAAGATTAAAGTATCAACTACATTGTCACTTAATTTAATATGAGGATGTAGTTTCTCTACTACAGGAATATCATATCCGATGATGTTATGACCTACTAGAGTATCGTATGTTTCTAACTTAACCAACCCCTCATTAACCTTACTAGGAATAAATGAATACAGTTTCTTCTCTTCCACATCATAGAATACAAGACAATGAATAGTAGTTACTTCATCAAGCAGACCATCAGTTTCTAAATCAAAAATCGCTGTCGACATCATCAATCTCCCCATCAAATTCATCACTAGATAATTCAATTCTACCTGTAGTATGGTTGTATTGTAAGACATCTGCTTTACCTAACATACCTCCAAATCTATTCTTCAATACTCGGATACCAATACGGTCACCTTCTTCTTCTGACTGAGCGTCACGTTCCAAACCAATAACTGCATCAGATAACTGAGCAATAGCACCTGAACCTCGTAACTGACTGAGTGTTATCTGAGCACCGTCCTCGTGTCCCTTATCTCCCGATGCTCTACGCAAGTGAGAAATAAGCAACATACCTACATTAGTCTCTTCAACTACTGAGCGTAACATAGTCATTAGATTGTCAATAGAGCGTCTCTCATCTCCACCTTCCATACCTGATACAACAATAGAGATATGGTCTAGGACAATGTAATCAACACCACAGTTATGTATCATAACCCTAATCTTACTTAATAGGTTCTCAGTCTCAATAGAGCCGAAGTGGTCATAGAGATAGAGCCTATCCTTACCGATGGTTTCTCCCCAGGCTTCCTTCTCCTCTTCCTCAGTAAGCTCATCATCAAAGAACAAGGGCTTGTTACTATACATACCTAAGAACTTAGTCAGCGTACTACGCCAATTCTCTTCCAAAGCAATGTAGCCAATCTTCTGTTCTTGTCTTAACATCAAGTCATAGGCAATCTCTCGTACTACTGTTGACTTACCCATACCTGAGCCTGCAGTGAACGTAACTAACTCACCTTTACGTAGTCCCTTAAACATATCATCCATCTTAGGGTAGGGATAGTGGGCTGTTTCAAACACTTGTTTCTCTTTGTACTTCTCCCATAAGTCACTACCATTGAGGATACCATCAGGTCTCCATTCTTTAGCATCATAAGTAGCATTAACAACTGATGCCTTACCTTCAGCTAATAACATCTCATTAGCATCTTTGTATTGAGTAGATACAACCTTAACCTTACCTGGGCTTAATAGAGGCATAACTGCTTCTACTGCATCCTTACCTGGTTGGTCGTTATCAAACCATAACACAATATTATTAAAACCTTCTAACCACTCTAGGTTCTTCTTAATAACTTTAGCTGCAGATGAAGCACCATTAGGTAATGATACAACAGGATACTTAGCATCAAATGCTTCTGCTATTGATAGAGCATCTACTTCCCCTTCAGTAATAATCACTTGCCTTCCTTTGTCTCGGAATAGCTGTTTACCAAACATAACGCTAGGGTCTACTTTCCCTCGTATTCTGAATGATTTATCTTTAAATCTAACCTTCTGACCTACCAAGTTATTTTGGTCATCATAATAGTTAGCCAAGTAAGCAGGACTGCCGTCAATCTCTGCTAGGTGATAACCATATTTACGACAAGTCTTAGCACTAAGCCCTCGTCCTTTAACATCGATATACTCACCGTGTAATAATTCGTCTCTCATATTATTTCTCCTTTGATTTGTTTGTACTTGTTGTTTATTCTTGCCTGTGTAAGTTGACTTAGAACAACTGAAGCAGTAGGTGTTATTTTCATATTCACTTAGTGCGTCAGTTGAACCACAGTCAGGACAAGGTAAGTGGGTTCTAATAGCCCCTTCTTCTTGTACTGACCGTCTCATTAGAAGTCTAGGTCTTCAGTTACTTCTTCAAATGGAGATTCGTCTCCAACATTATGTGTACTAGTAGTAATAGGCGCAACATAACCTCCTTCTACTGCTTCAAAGCCACTACCTGCGTTACCATACTCAACTAAATCAATAATCTGTACAGCATTCAGTCTGAAGCTAATACCTACTGTGTTAGTAGAAGCCATATGATATAGCTTAGGGAATACCTTAGCTCTTACACGACTACCATTACCTACTAGAGGACAACCTTCAGTAATATCTTTACCTTTACTATCTACAATAGGCATACGTTGCTCATCGCCATTGTAGTCTTTAGCAAACTGCTTACTTCTAAGCTCTAACTCTCCTGTTAGATTACCATCCTTGTCTTCAGCTTCACGGAATAGGTCAGCTTTAACTAATGACTTCTGCTTCTGAGGTTTTAACTCAGCAAACACCTCATCATAGTAGTTATCTAATAAAGCCTGCATCTGAGCCTTAAACTCTGTTACTTCTTCAGGCTTAAAGATAACACTCATAGAGAACATAGGTGTTGGGTTAAACTTATTAGCTTGAGGCTCAGTTACCTTTGCCCATAGTGCATTACCTGTTGGTGTTACTACTGCTTTTACTTTTGTTTTTGACATTTCAGTCTCCTTATATTATTTACTTATTAATGGCATTATTGCCGTTATACATTCTAACACAGAACATATAAGTAGAGTAACTAAGGGGAGGAGGGTAATGAAAGAACCCAACTTAATTACTCTAGGTATATGTTCTAGAACTTAATCTCGTTAGTAACACCACCATTGCCTTCGGTATCATACCAAGGATATACTTCTCCTTCAAGAGTACAACCAGCACTACATAATGTAACAAAGGTTATTAAGATTAGTTTATACATATTATTTCTCCTTATATTTATTTAACATTTATTTACTTTTGTTTTACTTCTGTTTATTACTACTACTACTTATAATTATTTCTAGTAGTAGTAGTTCTTACTTGTTTCTGCTCTATATTTTTAATATATAACATAGATACACCATACATTCCATTAGTGGGGTCACTTTACAGAGATGCATATATAAGCACCTTGTATCTCTGTATATAACAGTCGGTTTATAGTCCTCATTCACAGTTATTTCTATTTGTCAACTAAATATATAATTACTTTCCCATACATCTTGAATATTTAATGTATATAACATTACTTCATCAGGATGTTTTAGTTTAGCATTAGGTAGTTTAGCTTGTAACTGTTCATACCATTCAGCTAGTGGTTCAGCCATAAACAACTCTACATAACTATCACGTACTGCATTGTTTAGATGTTCTACCTCAGTACAAGGAACAGCAAAGCTGTCGTGTATCAAAGCATAACTACTTACTCCATACTCATCTGCTAATCGTTCTACCGTCAACATCATAAGAGTAGCATCTAGTGAGTGAATGAAGTTAGGAGCAATAGAACTTGTCTGCTTCCTACTGTCTATGTTCTCAGTTAAGTATGAGAAATTTAAAGCACCTATATGTTTACTCTCTAACCTTGTCTTCTTACGCTTCTGACTAGCCTGTATCACAGGGAAACCAAAGATAGGTGTTTTCCATACTAATGGTTTGTTACTCAGATTAAAGTGTTTAGTTAGCTCTTTAATATACTCTTGTCCCACGATAGCTCCCTTAACAACCTCATAGATAGCCTGTGTGTTTAGATGTGTTAGTAACTTAATACTTACCCACTTCTCTCCACCCCAAAACACCTTGCCATCGTCCTGTGCTTCATCAAACAGCTCCCTTAATTGGTCATACATACCTCTTTGTGTTACTGAGTAGGGTTGTGTCATAACATTACGCTTAGTCTTCTTACGGTCGACCTTACCCTTTAGTCCTTGTGCTTCTCTATGTGTTTTAACCTCGGTAAAGTTGCCCTCACTATCAGTAAAGGTAAATTCTTTAGGATAGTCCCCACTTAGTAATCTTCTCTCTACTACATCTGCTACCTCTTGATAAATATCTGCAGGTTTACCTGTGTCGTTATTAATTACATTCACTGCCCTTGCTCCTTCCTCATCCATTAATAACCCACTATAAATCTGTATTCCACTACAAGTAGCATCTAACGGTACAGGGAAATGTACTAACCTACCCTTAGAAGCGTCATATATTGCCTTGCAGCCACTTAAAAACATTAGCGGTTCATCTGCCTCAGTCCAGAAAGAAGTCTCCTCTAATGGGCTCTCAGCACATCTAAAGATTTGGTCTAGGTTATCTTCTACCCAAGCTACCCTATCTTCATAACTTAGTTTGTCATACCCATAGGTGTTAGCTAACGCAATCTTTAACCAATAGACTCCTTCTTCTGTTGGCTCTACTCCTTCTCCAAACTCCATTAATGCTTTAACATTAGACGTTGCTTGTGGATTAAATACTTGTTGTACTGGATATAACCTACCTCTGAAGTCGGCTTTATAAGAGAAGTAGAATTTATCATATTTCTTAAATTGTTTAGCAATATCAAAAGCAACGGCATATATAATCCTTCTGCTGTTATTTGCTTCTAACTTCGCCAATACTTCCTCTCTTCGTTTATAGTAGGCAGTATAGTCTTCTCTTCTCTCGTGTCTAGTGAAACCTCGTTCATCCTTATATACCTTACCAAATTGCTCGGGCTTTACTAGGTCATCTACTTTAACAAACTCTTGGTAGGGTAGTCCTGCAATACACTTAGGGTTGTCCCTAGGTTTAGAGTAGTCTGTGATGTTATTCTCTAGGATGTTATCCACTACATCAAACAACCACTCATTAATTCTCCAAGATGTATGTTGTATATGATTAACCACACCATATAATCTCTCTAGGTCTAAACCATCTTCAATTAAATCCCTATAAATACCTCTTTGCTTAGGATTCTTTAGTTTAATAAACCCTTTACAATCTGAATGATGATAACCACCACAAGTACCCTCTTCCCAATCTCTAGGAGGAATAACCAAAGGCTTGTAAGTGATTGATAATTCAGTTAAAAACGTCTGAATACTACCTATTACCCTCTCCGCTTCCTCTGTTAGTTTGTAGTAGTACAATGGCTTCTGCCTGGCTTTCTTTGTGTTAGTAGTATGTCGTTTAAACCTCTCAACTAACCCTAGATTGGCGTTGATTACTAACTCAAGCATAGCAATGCCTGTAGTAGTGGCTATCTCTTCTACTTCTGTTTCCACTAATAACTGTGCTAATCGTTTCTTCCTAGAATTAACATACTCAATTCCCCTCTTCTTATATTCATATTCAATATAGGCAAACAACTTAGGCTCTTGCTCTTGGAAAGTATCGAGCATAATATCGTTCTTTAAATTCCTTAACAATATACCTATCAGCTGTTGAGCCGAAGCAGGTCGTTTCATAACAGAAGAAACAACACTAGAAATAATCAAGAAGGCTAAATCTCCCTCTCTTCCTTTATAAGTAAGTAAAGGCTTCCTTTTCTGATTCACTCTACCTCTTAAAGGCTTATCAAAATACTCCTTAATAACCTCTGTTAATCTATCAATACCTAGCTTCTGAAGTGCGATGCCCTCGGCTGTAACATTACCTTTGTCTGTTTCTACTAAGTTAAGGTAGTTCTTAATAATCTTGGCTCTTGCTTCGATTAGTTGTAACTCCTCAAGTCGTTTCTGTTCCTTAACTAAATCCATTATTTATTTCTCCTTATATAAATTTATCTAATCTAACAGGTAGTCCTGCTTCTTTAGCACATTTCTTACAATAGATATTCATACCTGATAAAGGGGTAGGGCGGTTTTCCTCTTCCTTTGTCCATTCTCTCTCTGTAATAAAACCCATATATTTAACTTTCTCTACTTCCTTACAAACACAACAAGTGAAAACAGGGT